TTCAGAACTAATCTTTTGAGCGTTCTCAATGTAGTAAAGGGGTGCCGCTTGAAGTTTGCGCTGTTGTGTTTCCGCTACACCGCTAACCTTTGTCTGAAGATCGTCAGGTCTAATCATTCGAGTAAACATTTCACGCGTATCAGCATCAGTGATACCGTCAGAGATTTGCTTAGAAACGTCGTCTGATCTTTTAGAAATGAACTGCGAGTACGGAACATTGTCCACGTTCCCAAGTTTATCCCACTGGCTCTTGGCTTTGATTTTGTCGTTTGCTAGTTGAGACGTGTACTTAGAATAAGCTTCCCATGCGTCAGCCTTCCTTTTGATCTCCATGTCTTTCTGGTAAATAGCGTTTCCAAGATTGGCCGCATCTGAACCTAAGGCAGATAAGGCGCGGTATGTCCCAGCATTTGGGTCAGATGAAACATCTGCAACGCCAACAGACTTTGAAATGCCTAATCCATATCTTCCCAAATCAATTTGTGCCATTAACTATATCCCTTGTATTTAGAGTACCCACCAATAATAGTGGATGCCGCATTTAAAGTTCCCTCAAGCATAGCGCTTTTTGCGCGTTTGTCATACTGACCTGCTTCCTGCATTGAAGTTTCAGCCTCAAATGCCGCTTCTTGTCTAATATAATCTGCCTGCTGTGAGGCTTTATCTTTTAAAACATTTAATGAATCGAAGTCTGTAGGATTGAATCTAAACCCTGCACTTGCTTGGTTTACCGCATAAGAAGTCTGGTCTAATTCACCCTGTCTGATTTCAGCTTGCGCGTTAATTTCGCCACGACGACGAATTTCATTAGCTCTTTTTCTAAGAGCTTCAGCCTGTGCCTTTGCCGCTTTTTTTGCAGAATTGGCTCCTACTAAGCTAGACGCTACCTGTAAACCAACTCCTGCAACTAGTAATGGTGCCGCCATATTATTCCCCTGAGTTGCTTAGTCCTCTTAATGCTACACCAGAAATGTTCAAAGGGGTACATTCATCTGTTTCAATAACAAAAAATTGTTCCCTGTCAGAACTCTGTGGTAATTCATAAGTATAATCTTTTGTAGCAGTAAGTCCAGAGGCTAATCCTTCCGAAGCATAGAGAGGAGTATCTAATGAGCCGTATTTGAACTTTCCGCTTTTGTAACACTGTACGGTTACTCGGTCAATTCTATGAACATCTCCAACTGGAGACCCATATTGTGAACCTTGGTACTGAGGAAGTGCTCTAATTCTTGATTTGTAGGGTACTCCAACAACATAAGGCTTCCCTGTCTCCTGTGCCGCCAAAAACTCGGCAGAAAGAGTAATGTCTGTGTCGACCATTGAGCTTGTCACAATGCCAACATCACAAACAACACCCTCTGTGTAGAATACAATTCGTGCATCCCCGATCATTCTGACAATATTAATTGCCACATAACGAATATCTTCAACATCAGAAGAAAATGTATAAGAAAGAAAACTATCTAAGTGAAGCCTATCGTCAACAGGGTACTGCTCTGTTGAATCAGTATTGTCGTCAACAGCTTGAATACCAATTGCTTTAATATCAGAAGCCACTCCGCTATAGTCAGATAACGCATTGTATATGATGTAACAGATATCTGTTGTCGCACAAATATCATCAACATTTACTGCATACAGCCACGGTGAAAATCCTGCAACTTGAGTGTTAGAATCTAATGAAAGAGCATAAACCTTTTTTTCTGGGGTCAGAATTAAAAGAATACGCATTTTCTCAAACCACTGCATCTTTTCAATCTTAAATGGTAGGCCAGAAAGAATTGTGCTTAGTTTGATATCGACTGACTCATAATCCCTATCTTCAACAGAAATAGCTCTTAGCTCAGAGCCATTGTTGGCACTGTAAATGATCTTTCTGTCTCCATCTGCTGGCTGAATAAAGTCTGAATTAATTGAACCGAAACGAATTTGAGCCGCAGTATCCCTAGAGAATACTCTATCAACTGTAATCTGGTATTCACCTGAAGAAGTTCCTAAGTGAAGTCTTCTTCTAGACCCCATCCATCTGATTTCCTGCCCATTTCCATCACTAAACGAAAGCGAAAACCCACGTCTATTGGCATTGGCAGAATCAAAGTACAACATTCCTGAAACATCAGAAGTCGAAGCATCTTGGATAAGAGTATCTGCCATCATACCTTGATAGTCCAAGGGAGAACTGTTGTTAATCGCCGCGGCAAAAACAGTGGAAGTATTATCGTTCCCAGAGTTTGCAAATAAAAGTCTGCTCAGGTATGTGCCACAAACTTTTGGAAATCCGGCCCCAAGGTTCCATGTGGAGATAGTAAAGAAAGATTCTCCAAGAGCATTTATTTCACCACCTACTGTTTGAATAGCTCTGTATCTTTGATATTCAACACCGCTTCGTGTAATTGTACCCGGAATAGGGAATGTTAAAAAGAAAACAGCTTCTTTTGAATCTACTGTTTTAATTCTAATATAAGCACCAGTAAAAAAACTCGAAGATAATGTATCTGGAATAATGGACAATGGTATATCTACAAGGCGAACAAATTTCATGTCGTCTGTAGTTAAAATTCCCGGAGTCGTCAGTGAGCCAGTTTGACCTGACTGTTCAAGTAAGAACACAAGTGTTGATGTTGAAGTATTAGTAAAGTTAAACGGATAGTTTGTGCAGTACATTGGATTTGCATAAGGAACGGCACTTGGAAAAGTCCCATTCTTTAGCAATGCCTGTAAATTTACAAAGTACGGGTACATTATAAATGTGCGCACAGGTCTAGAATTTGGGCCAATGTCTTTTGTTTCTGTATCTACAAGAGAAACTGCAAATGGAAAACTGTCCGTAGTAAAAACAACAGTTCTGTCACTGATCTGCGTATATTGTATAATTGTTAGGTACTGATTTAAGTATTGCTCAAGGCTTGAGTCAACACCCCCTAAAGAAGTATTAAACGCTCTCATTCTTGGCATAGTAGATGAGCCAGAAGAATCCGCCCCAAAGACTTGGACATTGGTTCTTGCGCCACCGTCAATTCTTAGGTACTGAGGATATGCTGTGCCTAGCGTATCAACTTCATTAAAGGCATATCTTTTATTAAAGCTAAAAAGATAACTTACCCCAAGAAGTTTAAATGCAAAATTTTGAACCGTATCAGTAGAGCTTGCATTGTCAATGTAGCCAAGTGAGACATTTAAGCCTTTTCTTCTGCGAGTTGCCCCAATGGAATCAATCCAATTGTTCTGGAACTCTTCGGCAGATGAGTCAATCCCTTCAATATCTTTTCTACCCCTGACAAGAGGAGAACATAGACCGTTCTTAAATGTCGCAATTAATGTATTGTACTTCATTAGCGCCTCGCTGATGTAAAGGCGTTAATAATCCACTCCATAGGGATACCTTGCTGAGCGGAGTATGATCTGCACGACCTTAACATTTCATTTACTCTAGCGTCTAATTTTTCTTGAAACGTCGAAGACTGAGTTAATTGAAAGCTAATATCAAACGCCAGATATAACGCTAGAACTTCGACAAACATAGGGTCAAATAGGTCAGTATCAGTAACTCTTTTAATGTATTTTAATTTGAGGTCTTCATTCCCATTTGTAAGAATGTAATTTCCTTCCCTCGTCCATTTAGTATAAGGACAATCATCAACCTCTAAAGGTCTTAAGCAATCGGAAGGAAGTTCAAAGCGGTACAGCCAACCAAACGCAGGTGGAGTTGGGTCAACTGTTAAGATAGTTCTTTCAAGTGAAAACTTAAATGGATAGTGATAGAGAAGCATGTCTCTAATAATCGGATACTGCGTTGAAACTGTAATAGCTCTTTTGTTATTATCAGCCAGCGAAGTAATTTTTTCAGACCCCGCTTTAATTAGAGCAGAGTTACAGATAGATAATTCAGACATAGTGTTCTCCCAATAAAAAGGGGCCGAAGCCCCTGTTGATTAGTCTAACACATATTCAATGAATACGTAAATATCTGTTGACGGAGAAGCTCCAACCGTAAAGGTTACAACTGTTTCCGCAGACATTTGCGCCATTGGTGCTACTGAATAAGAAGGAGAAGTTCCCCCGCCTACGTTAGAGCAACGAAGAACTCTTGCGCCTTTTGGTAGCTTACCAATGGAAACAACGTCAGCTTCTACTGCTCCACCTGCCAGAATGTAGTCAAGAAGAACTCTCACTCTTCCGCCCATTGACCCCGGTTCAGCTTGCTCGCTAGGTACATTGACAAATTCTTTTGCGTAATTAACGCCATTTTTTGCAGCCATAAAATCTCCAAATTGGTTATAGGGGAGGTCAGTCCCCTATTAAATTATAGTTCAGAAGTAACTACTTCAACAACCTTTACTTCTTCCATACGAGTTGCCCCGATTGTCATAGAAGTGAAAATTTGAACAGAGTAGTTTTTACCCGGTAACTCGTCGATTCTAGCTACAATGTCTTGAGCCTTAGCGAAAAGAATACCTGTCTTCTCCCAAGCGATACATCTGCGACCTTTAGACGCTGTAACTGTACCTGTTCCTGCACCGTAGACACCGTTTGTTACAGTGTAAGTTACGTTTGAAGCAGGGCGTGGAAGTCTTTCAGAGTGGATAAAACGGAAGCCCATGAATGAGTCAACCGCACCTTGAACTAGCGCTTTTACGTTAGCGTAGTCGGCAGAAGTAACTTCTGTTTGACCAAGTACGAGTCTTGCTCCTCCAGCAGAGTAAGCGAAGAAAAGCTCAGTTGTGTCAACTTCGTTTTGGTTGAACTTCTTTTTTACCGCTCTTAGCGTTTTCACGTTAAGACCAACACCTGTAGTAGTCGCGCCGTCAAAAGCAACAACCTTTTGAGTGTTTGGAAGAACTACTGGAATAGTCCCGTCTTTTCCTGTGTACGCTGTACCTAAAGCGGCTTCGATGATTACGTCGTCCATCGAACGGCCCATTGCGTTTCTAGCCGCAATTGAGTACTCGTTTTCTGGATCGTAGATCATACGAAGTTTGTCGACTTTATCGACTAGATCAGCGTGATCGAAGTCGTCGATGAAGCAAGCACGTCTTCCATGCGGAGTATCTGAGTAAACAGTATCCGAGTGACGGCCTGTTCTGCGTCTCGCCGATACTGTCCCAATGAAGTCATAAAAGTCTTTTTCGCCTTTCTGCATTTCATTGCGGCAGTGCATAGCAAAGCGCGAACCTTTTTGTTGTGATAAGTGAAATACGTTACTTGAGTACGCATTTACAAAATTTACAGGAACTAAGTTTGACATAAAAATCTCCTAAGAATTAAAGTTACTTTTTGCATTTCAGCTAAAGATTATCCCTAATGGGGTCTTTAATTTAAGGAGAGTGATACTACTTGTTGTGGGGCTTTAAAAGCTTATCCTAGAATCATTCTCTCTATGACTACTAGGATAAGCGCAATGCGTTTTTTCTGTCAACTATTTTTGCATTAAAATTTCTTGATATTTTAACATATCTTTTAGTCTATCACCGTGTGATGGGTTAGACTTATCAAGGTATGCCTTATCAGTAAATAATGCGTTGATAGCTTTCTGAGCTTCATCTTTACTCATTCCGTACTGAGCAGTGATGTCTTTCTGGAATACGTCCTCTTGTTTTAGTTTAGAGCCAATCATGGCAAAAACCTCAATAAGTTTCGGATCGTCACCTAAACCTGTTTGATTTAAGTAGTCAATGAAAGAGTCTCCGCCAAAATGCTTAGCCGTTAGGTTTGAACGATGGGCGTTTTTCTTGAAACCTTCTTCCCCCCACTTCTCTCTTAGCCCTTGAATTCCTTGCTGTCTTTGTTGGATAGTCTCAGTTTCGTCAGCCTTTACTAATGAGTCTAGTTCAGAAGTAACGTAGTCCATTACAGACTGAAGTTGGTTTGGAAGAATGTTATTTTTTAGAGCCAATTCTTTTAGCGCCTTTGACTTTTCGCCAGAAAAAATTGACTGTTCCGCCAACTTAACTTCATACTTGTCAGGTGTTTCTGGAAGTCCTAGCTTACTAATGTATGCTTTGATCTCTTCTGGAGAAGCATTTTTGCCCGGAACTACAACCTTGTCAGCCCCAACCATTCTTGCCGCATGGACATAACTCTTTACTACAGAGCCAATATCCTTATGGTTTTTCATGATTGGATCGTTGATTAGGTCAGCGTCAATACCTTTCAGCCATTCTGGAGTCTGTGCTCCTCCGGCATTTGGATCGGGATTACCTCCGCCAGCGCCACCCGCATTTGGATCAGGGTTTCCACCACCTGCTCCTGCTCCTCCGCCTCCGGCACCGCCATCCCCTCCCATGGTTGTGTTCATTAGAAATTCTTTCTTAGCAAAAATCATCTTCGTCTCCCTTCTGATTGTCCCTCGCGTAGAATCTCTTCTAGCATAGCGGGATCAGTGTTTATGGTTTTTAGAATACGTAGCACTACGCTACGCGCTCCCTCGTTGTATGCTGTCTGGTATGGATCATCTGAGATTGTAGAATTAAAGACGTGGAATGTTCGGCACATGTCTGCCAGAATTGCTCTGCCGTCGTCTGTGTTGAATAATGCTCGATACTTAAGAAGTAACTCAGCCTTCTTGCTTCTACCTACAAATGGAATTTCCATATTACTCCTGTGCTGCTTTTGCCACGTTTACGGCAGTCTTAGATTGAACTTCGCTATTTGCGATTTGTCTCTCTTCTTCGAGTTGTTGTGCTCTAGACTGTCTCATCTTATCAATTGCCTCTTGTTCGTTCAGCAATGATAAATTAGTTCCGTATGATTTGAAAGCAAAATTTACTGCCTTATCTCCGTTAATCAAATCAAGTACTTGCGGTTGTGCCTTAGCAATTTCCATTGACATTGCCCAAGAGCGCATAAAGTTTTCTGCGTCCACTGACTCTTGTGCACGGGCAAGCTGAGATACGAATTTGATTTCGAGCTTCTTATCTTTAAGCTCCGGTGGAAGTGCTGGAAATAATCCTCTCCTAGCCATAATTCCGAATACGCGTTGAACAGTTGGTCTAAGGAACTCATTCTGTAATCTTCCCAAGATTGGTGACATTGTTCTAAGGTATTCATCTCTTCTCTGCATTACTTCAACCGTAGTCATTCTGTCGTTTTCGACTAAGTGCAGTTGGTCAATGTAGAACGCTTGTTTAATTTTCGCGTGCACTCTTTCCAGAATATCGTCGCCAATAGATAGGTTCCCGCCAATGTTTAATGGCTCGATTCTATCCTTAGTTCCAGCTCTGTAATAGTTGGTCCCGCGTGGTTCAAGTTTTACAGGTAGTAATACCCCCTCATCTGGAACTTGTAAAGGTGGAGCAATAACAACTTGAGCTTGCTCAATGAACGCTTTCATCATCGCATCTGCCATCATGATATCCGGCAATGCTTTCATGGCCGGCGATCTACCTAGCATCTCTCCAGAGATTTTTGACATTCTTGGAGTGATACATGGATTCTCTTCAAATCCCGACTTCTTAAGAATCACGTTCCATTCTTTAAGAACATGGATAGAAGTAATCGGTAATACTGCGTGACGTAGTTTTGGAGGAAGTCTATTGCTTGGCTCAATGGCATGAATAATGCATACCTTTTTAAGAGGATCTTTAAACCTCATCTCTTCCAATTCTTTAGGAATTGTATCTGGATACGCCTCAGACAATTGGTCTAAAGTGTATTCGTATTTATAGTAATGTGTGTCAATAATACCTAAGTGGTTCTCAGATACCGCTGACTCGTAGATAGGTCTTGAGGTAAATCGAACAACGTCAAGCTCATCTTCCTCAATCTTCATGTGCCCTGTACCAATAGAGCATAGCTCTTGATACACTTCATGAATCTCAGATTGGAAATTAGAGTTGTTCATTACAGAGATCATCAATCTCGCCGAGTCCTGTAGCCATTTTGCAACGGCAGGAAGGCTGTCAATTAGAGGATCGCCACAAGATAAAGAGAACCAAACGCTTGCTGGGTTGGTAAGCATACCGTGAAACGCGGCAGAAAGCCTGTCTACGCAATGCACTCCGATAGCATCATACAACTGCCAGTCCTTCATCTCGCCGGGAACTTGGCCACCAAATACGAAATCCTTATTAGGCATCGTGTACTTTGCAATTGTTTTCCAATGTGTCTTCCACACGCCCATTGCGGCATCAAGCTTTGCATACTTGTTACAAATATACTCAACTGTGTCGCTAGAATTTCCGGTCATTGGTACTGTAGTTGCCATTAGTAGCCCCCTCCGCCCATAACTGTTTGTTGTGTGGTAACACCAGCAGTTTGAAGTCTCTTTTGCGTTTCTTTCATATTCTTGTTATTTTTGATAGCAAGTTGTTGCTCTGCCGTCAAGTTAACCATGCTCGGGTCAAAATCAACTTCAG